TGCAAGAGTCTTGCCACCAGAGTATGTAGTGTGCCAGACAACTCCCATATTTGCAGACTTGATTGTCTTTGCGAATTGGCTCTTTGCAGGCACGGCATATACAATTGTGTTGGGTTGGAATGTGAGATAGTCTTCTCCACCAATTGCAGTTTTCTCAAGGTCGGATTGAGTGAACATCATGTCACCTTGAAGGACACCTTTGATCCCGATAGCCGGAAGATTTACAAGAGCAATTTGGAGCTTCTCGCGCAGCCCTCCTGAATAGCCATGCTTGTCAAGGTCAGATTTGGACTTGACCAACTTTGGGTTCTTGGCGAACACACCTTTCGTGCCGACAAAAAACTTCCCATCTTCTGGGTCGGTGCCTGCGAAGATTGCAGGAGCTCCATCCCACTTGACAGAGATGTCTACCTTACCCTTTGACTGCCCTGCGAACATATCACGAAGAGACTGAATGAAATTGATTGCTGCTCTTCCTCCAAGCACACCGAAGTTTAAGATCTCATCCTCGATGTGTTCAAGGTGAAGATTCTTCCCTGGCCTGCCAGCAGCTTCAGATAATATGTGTTGGGTGAATGATTGCATTAAATTCCAAGATCCTTTGCTGTCGGAACCAATGCTTCCGGTGCAATCAAAACCCTAACTTTGCTATAAGTTATACCATCTACAATAAATTTTCTGTCATTAGTATATCTTGCAATAATATGAGGTTCATATCCGGACAATTTAAAATGATCTAAGCAGCCATTAACCTCAAGACCCTCTGTAAATTGCAGTTCAAATATCAACCCACAATCTTTTAATGCCGCTGGCTTTATTCCTTTATATTCCTCTAAGGAAGGAGTTCCTTGGGCAATAAAATTTACATTTTCTCTGCTTGGTATAAATCTTCCATCAGAATATTCAGGACCATATATAGCCATATTCATTAATTTCTTTCCAGAGTTCGTCCAAGGGATTTTAAATTTATATCGTTGTTTTGGAGGCGTTATGATTTCATCTAGTACATTCACAAAACCCCTAAACGCTTTTTGAACAAACACATGGTTATGTATTTTGTCCCCAGATTTCGGTGATGTTCCGCCATATTGTTGATATGCCTTGGCGCCGCCTGCATCTTTATGTGATATTTGACAAATTTCCTGTCCTTTAGAATTTTTAATTGCAAAATCAGATTTTGGAGTCTTTGGTATCGTAACAGCACCCGCACAATCCATAAATGTCTGTACAGGAAACCCTTTTCCTGCATGTTTTCTTACCACAATACAAATGCCTTTTCCACTATATTCTTTTACTCTCTTTTTTATTGCACGATCTAAATCTCGTAAAGCAATATCTTCTTTCTCTGTTGTACTTTTACCTTTTTGTGGTTTTTTAATTTTTTTAATAGGAACCCACCCCCTTACACCACCGACTTGAACATTGGCACATATCGTAGACGGGGCTCTTTTAGACCCTCTTGGAATGATAGCTGATTTATTTCCCAACAATTTAATTTTAGATCCTGCTTTTTGTATAGTAGTCAAGTCTTTTCCGCTATCGGTTTTATATAAAGCAGCATCTTTATCCAATACCATATTACTCTCAAAGGATTTCCAATCCTCTTTTCCCTCAATATAAAACTCCCAAGAATATTTGGAATTATCTCTACTTGCCTTACCGCCCATATTGGCCATTTGATTTCTCCTATAAAACTAAAACACCTTCCACTATTTATAAGAAATTATAGGCTCCCTTATCCTCCTCTGAATACACCACTCCCTTCTTAATGTCGAACGTGGCAATAGCCCGCTGACATCCTATGCCTCTTGTTCAATCCAATATACTGTTTTTTTGAGTAACCGTTTAATAACGGGATGGCTAGTATCATTATCATAGGTTTCTAGATAGTCGTTCAAGGTAGGCGACTTCTTCTTAGGAACTTTTCTTCCCCGTTTCAACAATTTAATAGAGTCGGTTCTAGGGGCAAAATACTTTAGCTCCATCATAATGCAATGAGCATGAGCCTCAATCTCTTCTGTCGAACCGTAGTATTCTTGGACATCTCTCTTGGCTGGAATATTGGCATTGCTAGAATAAACTTTGCAGGTATGGTCTTCCCAGTCTTCGCTAGGAATTTTGATATGCTCGCATTGCATTCTATGAACTAACTCATGTTGAAGAGTCTGAGATAGATCAAATCTAAGTTGCTTCCACACATCCTTGGTAATAAGAACACGCTTAGAACCAGGCCCATAAGTTAAATACACCTCAATATTCTGGCGCTGTCTCCAAGGAGCATATGCGCCAGTAACAATAATCATATCCTCAGAAACAATATCGTCTAAGGCAACAGTAACCTTAGCCCCAAATGGACGAAATGCCTCTTGGACAAGTTTACAATGAGATGCACTATTCACCATACCAATCATTTGGTCGGCAATTTTATCTAGTGCAGCATTGACCTTGTTTACAAGATGCATAATATCCAAACTCATTCGATGGGAAGGAGCAGGAACTATTATTGGAGGTAGTGAGTTCCTGCTCCTCCCTATGCGTTTGTGTGATGGGTCAAACCCCTTCAACTATAAAGAGTCCAGGGTCTTGGGAGCTGGAACTTTCTATAGTTTCCCATCTTTCCGCAGAGTCGTATTTAAAAACGACCTGCACATCCTCTGCTACTTATGAGCATAACACAAACGCACGTTTATCAAATGCTTATATTAATTAGGCATTCTTTGACGAGCCTACATTGGCTCCGCCGAAGTTGATTAGTTTAAGGATAAAATCTACGATGGCATTATCCGACGTATTTGGCGTCAGCGTAGCCACCAGAGCAAATACCCCAACTACTTGTGTGATAATCTCTAAATAGTTAGGAAGATTGGCAATAATTGCAGCGAAATCCATTTATGGTCTCCTTTATTAAAGTAAAATTATGTCTGTCTTCAATATAGACATATGGTTATTTATGCGTGACAAACGCCCTAAATGTTAATTTGAGAAAAATCTCTCTTGCCAAAATTAGTATTATCAAATGTAGGAGTATTAACCTCACCAGAAATGTCTTGCTGTGCAGATTGGTCTACATCATAAAGCCGCATTTTCGCTCTATCTACGCCCACCACAAATCGCCTATTTACTGTCGGGTCATTATACCGATTCTTCAACTGTTTTATCATCAACTGGTTCAACGATTCTAATTCATCGCTGGTGATAATAGCCAAGAACAGGTCAGCCGTTGCGGGTAATCCAAACGACTCTGCTGTATTCTCCATTCCAATATCAGAGCTTCCAAATCCCTCGCGGTTAACTTGGGTTGCAGTAATAACGGGAATGTTACGTTCAATTGCAAATCCCCGCATCTCTTCGGCAATACTCTTGATATATGTGTATGAGTTAATATTTGCTCCTGGTTTGTATCGTGAAGAGGTACAAATGTTAATATAATCTACAATCAAAATATCGGGAATAAAACTCTTCTTGAGATTTAGTTCGTTGAACAGATGTCGAAAATGTCCAACCCCGGCCTGGGCTGTTGGAAATTCTTTGACGATTAATTTACCAACAGTATTATCTCTCAGCTTTTGCATCTTGGAATCGTATAACACCTTCGGTAAATCATACAAATCATTGAGCGACACATTCAAAAGATTAGCGTCAATGCGTTCAGAAATTCTTTCTTCTGCCATTTCTAAAGTTACATATAGAACATTCTTTCCTTGCGAAAGATATGAGGCTGCAAAATGACACATGGCTAACGTCTTACCGACGCCAGGACCAGCCATCAAAACATTCAACGTCTTGTTACACAAACCACCATTTGTAATCTTGTTGAAATATTCTAGATCAAATGGAATATGATTTTCACGCTTATGATAGAATTCAAATCTCTTATCAGAATCTTCTAAATAATCATGCCCAACATTTGGGTCAAATGAAATTGCGAGCGCATCACTCAAGATTTCAGGAATAGATTCTTTCGTCTTATCTTTCTTGCCATCAAGAATTTGAATAGATTCCATGACTGCATTATATACAGCCTTCTCTTGACAAAAATGTTCTGTCTTATCGGCCAACCATTCAGCCGAAGGCTTTTCATAATCACCAGTAAAACTATTCAAAATACTCTGAGTAGATTCAAAATCTGATTCACCAATATCATTATCATTTCCCAACTCAATAACCAATGCTTCGGTTGTGGGAAGACTATTATATTTGGTAATAAAAGATTCTATATGTTCAAATAATAACCGTTCTGGGCGATCATGAAAATACTCATTTTTTAGAAAAGGCATTACCTTGCGTGTGAATTCTTCGTCTGACAACAAATTTCTTAGAATCGTCGTCTCCAATCTCTCCATCCTCTAAAGTCTCCTTGTTAGAATCTAAGTCTTCTTGAATCATTTGCATCATAATACTTCCGAGAAAGTTTTCAAACTCTTGTTTTTTTTCGTCCATAAACTTTTTCTTACGCAAATCTTCAGGAACAAAAAGAATATCATATTCAAAATTTACAGGAAGAGTTCCATCTTTATTTAACTTAGGCGAAATACCAATCTCGCCATACTTATAGATAAGCCCAGTATACTCTCCCTTGTCAAGCCGAATGCACCAATAATCTGCATCGGCATTGTCTGGGTCTGGGACGAGACTATACCAGTCCTTTAATGATTCTTCAGGAACTTCTGTCGTCGGTGGTGTTGTTGTCATCTTCTAATACCTTATTCCCATATGTAAACTCTTTCTGATAAATAGCATCCAATTGGTCAAGAATTTCCTTTGTGAAATATTTCTTTGGGTCCTTATAGATTGCCTTTGCAAACACCTTTGTTCCATCAGGCATTTCAATTCGTGTAGACACTTTTTTAAATATTCCATGTTCAACTGCAAAATCTACAAGCCCATAATATCTATGCAATCCAGTGTCATATCTGAGTAACACATCGACAATTTTATTTTCTTTTGTTAATCGCGATTTCACAGTCTTACAATGGATTACATGACCAACAATTTCTGTACCGTCCTTCTCTTTTCTTCGTGAGAGAAATATTATATAGTCTGCTGCATATTTAAGACCTGACCCGCCACCCATTTCCTTCTGCGGATACATTGAACCGATGACATCATAGGTGTGGTTTGTAACAACCATGGGCACCTTTGCTCGCCCGAGCTTTAGGGTAAGAACCCGAAACGTAGCCTTGAGAATTGCAGCCCGAGTCATGTCTTTTGTTTCTTTACCCTCGGCACTATCTTCCATTTCCTTTGTGGTCGAAAGCATACCAAGACTGTCAAGACATATTAGCAATGGGCGCCGATCCGATTCCTTATCTTCCATATATTTTTCTAAAACAATCAACGCCTGGTGACGAAATTGTTGAACTGTAGCGACAGGAACAATCACCAAACGATCAAGGTCAATGCCTCGTTCCAAAAGCATCTGCTTCGTGATAGCCGATTCACTCTCAAAGAAAATCACACCACCAGTAGGATTGTCTTTTATAAATTGATTCACCACACCGAGCGTAAAATATGTTTTCCCTGTAGAAGATTCCCCAGCAAATGCAGTAATCTTATTACCAGGAAGCCCCTTGTATATAGAACCAGACAAGAGTGCATTCAAAGTATACGAACCCGTATCAATATATCTATCTACATCTGCATAAGTGTTTACGAACTCATTTTTCAATAAGAGTTCTATTGCCAATGACCTAATATCACCCATATTAAAAAATCTCCTTCACAATATCACAAATTCCCAACTCCAATGCTTCCTTTGCAGTAAGCCATCGGTCTTCCGGAGGAAGCAAAAACTCTCTAATCTTTTTCTCTGATAAACCAGTACATTTTTTATAATGATTAATCATCATTGTGCTGGTGAGATCAAATCCTTTTTGAGCAGCAAACAGTTCATGCTCTTTACCATATGAACCCCAAGAAAACTGATGGGATAAAATTGAAGTATTTGGAGTAAGAAGGCGACACCCCTTTGTGCCGGACATAAAAATCAAAAGCCCTGCACTAGAAATTTCGCCAATTCCAACAGTTGAAATTTTAGTAGTCGATCCTCTCATCACATCAATCAACGCAAAGGCATCGCTCAAATTTCCACCCGGAGAATTAATGAACAATTTTAATTCAACCCAAGGATCGTCTGTCAGTTCATTTTTTAAAATCCACTCAATGGCTGGCTTGCATGTGTCTGCTCCAATATTACCCATCAACAAATGCATTCCACTAGAGTCTAGTGTAACTTCACCACTACTACCACTACTCGTATCACCACCCATATTTTATATCCTCACTATTATTATCAGTTAACCAAAAAAATCTTCTAGTGTATCCCCGGTTTTATTAAACAGATCATCTAGCCAATCTTTTTTACCTTTATCCTCAGACCAAAACAAGCGTTCCTCCTTTGGGTAAATATCTTTAACCAAAGGTCTACTCCAATTAATCTCGTTGTTCCTTTCAATCGTCTTTTGTTTATCTGATGCAGCCTTTCTAAAAACCAGACAATACTCATGGGTCTTCAGGCAATTCAAATTCGTGATCGCCTGAAGATACAAAGGATGCCTTTTGGCTGGGCTCATTTCTAAAATGACCTCATCGTGATAATCCAAGAACCCTTTGAGTATGCTTTTCGTGTCTCCAGAGAAATCATAAAACTTGTTGTCCATTCTGAAATTCGCTACAACGACCACAAAGAACCCTCCGGGCTTTAGCTTGCTCGATGTATTCTCTAGTATTCTGGAATACACCTCCAAGAAATTATCGTAGGATTTAATGTCCGTTAGCTGCCCATCGGCACTCTCATATCTCTCGATGTTAAAATATGGCGGGCAGGTAAAAACAAAATCGGCAACATCATCCCTTGATATGTGGTCGTCAACAAACTCACTACTGGAATGTACCAGCTTCATCTTCCCCAATTCAAAATCACCATCACTAACAAATGTCTTGTGCTGAGTTCTTGCCTCTTCTAAATTATCTTCAAGAACATCAAAGCCAAAATAGTTGCGCTTCATTAGAGTGGAAATAATAGGCCTTGAACTTCTGCCGCAAAAAGGATCAAGGACTAGATCACCCTCCTTTGACCACATCTCAAGAATTCGTTTGGCATACTCAGAATTAAACTTGGATAAGAACCCGCCATCATTGTATCGCCCCTTGTGTATAGGAACCTTTCCGGTATATGTTTCTCCATAACTTTTGCTGTCACGGACTAACACATCCAAGTTTCCACCTCTCTTGTATTCCCAGAAAGACTTCGGTTCATAGGAGAACTCATACTCTCCCTGCTTCTTTATTCGATCATGGTATTTCATTCCGCGACCGTGGAAACGGAAAAGCTATTTAAGATATTTTCTTCGCTACAGTTTTCTTTGGGTAAGGCTTCAACCGTCACAATACCCTCAGTATCTTCAAAAATGTGTACGACAATATCACCAATATTGATCCAAACAGGGTCCATATCAGATTCCCATTCATAGTCACATTCATTCAGTTTGTTCAACACAATTAACTCCCATATTATTATCTAACCAAAAAAATCTTCTAGTGTTGAAACACGCTCTGTATTCCAACCAACCTTCTCTAGAATAATTCTAAGCGGGTCAATAAAAGCCTTCTGAAATTGTTTGTCATAATCAATATATTTTTCCAAATCAAATTCGTTGGGTAAT